GTGACATTCGTGCTATGATTGTGAGTGGCCCTCCAGGTGTGGGCAAGAGCTTTGGTGTAGAGCAAGAAATTGACAAGGCCTGCTTGTTTGATAAACTTGCAGGCAAGCGACTCCGTGCCGAGGTAGTCAAAGGCAGTGCCACTCCAATTGGCCTGTACCAAACCCTGTACAAGTATTCAGACGCCAACAGTGTGATTGTTTTTGACGACTGTGACAGCATCTTGTTAGATGACGTTGCACTTAACTTGCTTAAGGGTGCCCTGGACTCCGGTAAGAAACGTGTGATTAGTTGGTTGAGTGAGAGCAGTGCCTTGCGCAGAGAAGGTATCCCAGAACGTTTTGAGTTTAAGGGCAGTGTAATTTTTATTACTAACCTTAAGTTTGACAAGATGAAGAGCCAGAAGTTGCGGGACCACTTGGATGCACTGCAAAGTCGTTGCCACTATCTGGACTTGACCTTGGACACCATGCGTGACAAGCTGTTGCGTATCAAACAGATTGCCAAAGATGGTGTGTTGTTTGCAGACTACGACTTTGACGAGTATGCGTCAGATGACATTATTGACTTTATGCACAGCAACAAAGATCGTTTGCGTGAGGTGAGTTTGCGCATGGCGCTTAAGATTGCAGACCTGCGCAAGAGCTTTCCTGCTAACTGGAAGCGCATGTCAGAGACCACATGTATGAAGAGTGCCTAATATGGCTTGGATAGGTGTCTTAATGTTGCTAATGTTGGGACACCTTGGGTGGTCTTTACTTTATGCATTTATTATTTTAGCGTTTGGAGATTGATATGGGTGGAAAAGCCAAGTCGGTTCATTTGACAGTGATGCCCAAGGGTGAGTTTACGTCAGTGTTCCGTAAAACATTTTTTGATGCCAAGGCATACAACGACTATGTCAAATCAGAAGAGTTCCGGGCAAAATGGCCTGCGGAACAATACGATTTTGTAAAAGAAACTTATTGACAGGGGTGCCAGATGTACAAGATTTATGATGGTGAATTGTTTTTGTTTGCTGTGGATACTGATTATGAAGCAGACGAACAGCGTGAGCAGGGTTTTCGAGTGGTAGTTGGTTAGTTCATTTTTTCTCCTTTTTCCCGGGAGTAGGTTGGCTCCGTCCCGGGCTTTTATGGCAGACACCCTTAAAAAAGGTGTCTGTCTTTTTGACTTCTTGAGATAATAAGTATATAATGTTAATATGAAAAGATGCACAATACAAATTAAAGATGAAGTAAACATTAAACTGGAAGGGCTTGAACTTGACGCCAGGCGTGCATTAGTAAACACATTTAAATATGACGTTCCGGGCGCACGTTATTTGCCTGCGGTCAGGTTAGGTCGCTGGGATGGCAAGGTCAGTTACTTTCAACTTGGTGGTAGCACTTATGTAAACTTACTACCTGATATTATTCCCATATTAGAAAAGTTCAACTATGACATTGAACTAGATGACCAACGCGAATATTCTACTGTGTTTGACTTTACACAGATCAAAGAAGATTCGTTTGCACATAAGGTGTGGCCCAAGACACACCCAATGGCAGGTGAACCTGTGGTGTTGCGTGACTACCAGGTTGAGATTATCAACAACTTCCTGGGCAACCCGCAATGCATACAAGAAGTGGCCACAGGCGCAGGCAAGACGCTGATGACAGCGGCATTGAGTTTAAGTATAGAACCATATGGACGTTCAATTGTTATTGTGCCCAACAAAAGTTTGGTAACGCAAACAGAAGCAGACTACAAGAACTTGGGCTTGAATGTTGGTGTGTACTTTGGTGACCGTAAAGAGCATGGCCGGACACATACCATTTGCACATGGCAAAGTTTAAATGTGCTAATGAAAAACACAAAGAACGGCGTAGCAGATGTCACTATCCAGGACTTTATTGAGGACGTGGTATGTGTAATGGTAGACGAAGTACACATGGCCAAGGCAGATGCACTTAAATCCTTGTTAACAGGCATCATGTCTAGAGTGCCAATTCGATGGGGTCTAACAGGAACTGTGCCCAAAGAGCCGTTTGAATTCCAAGCACTAAAGTGCAGTCTTGGTCCTGTTATCAACCAACTTTCAGCAAGCGAACTACAAGATCGTGGTGTGCTGGCACAGTGTCATGTGAACATTGTGCAGTTGGTGGATCACGCAGAGTTTAGTAATTATCAAAGTGAGTTGAAGTTCTTGCTGGAAGAGCCAGACAGACTCACTGCCATTGCCAACTTGGTGTCGCATGTTAACGACACAGGCAATACACTAGTTTTAGTAGACCGTGTGGCAGCCGGTCATGCTTTGATTGAACGCCTGGGCGATCGAGCAGTGTTTGTATCAGGTGCAACAAAAGCAGGAGCAAGACAAGATGAATATGACGAAGTGGCCACCAGCACTGGCAAGATTATTGTGGCGACTTATGGTGTGGCCGCTGTGGGTATTAATATTCCAAGGATTTTTAATCTGGTTCTTCTTGAACCCGGAAAGAGCTTTGTCCGTGTTATACAGTCAATTGGGCGCGGCATTAGAAAAGCGGAAGACAAAGATCACGTAGAGATCTGGGACATAACCAGCACTTGTAAATTTGCTAAACGACACTTGACCAAGCGCAAAGTATTTTATCGCGATGCAAACTATCCGTTCTCTCAGGAAAAACTAGAGTGGAAGTGACAGTCAAATCTCTTGACATTTGAACGCATATACTATATTATACTTACATGAGAATACTAACACTAGATAACCAAGCATTTGATCTTGACCATCTTCCAGAGGAAGTTGAAGACATGAGATTTGCTATATTTGACAACAGCGATCCTAAAGATCCAGACTATCATTACATTCCGCTTATCTTCCTGGAAAGTTTTAACGCACCTGCACTGGTGTTACAGATTGGTGAGCATAAAATACGCATGCCCATGGACTGGCAAATACTGATTGGTGAGCCGGAAGTGGGCGACTTAGAAGTACTGCCATTGACCAGTATCAACGACCGCGGATTTAAGGTATTCCAGTTCAATCCATTAAGCAGTTTCCGTCCAAGTTTTCCAACTGTTGAAATTGTAGACGTGTATCATGAAGTGGCCTGGTATGCTCCTAAACTAAAGAACGGACAGATGTTGTGTATTCCATTGAATGATGATCCCAAACCAGACTGTGTGTATTTTGTCAAAGACATCAGTCGTAACTGTGAGATTGTGGACTATGACAAGGCCTGGTAATGAGTGATAAACTAAACATTGCTAACGAGATGCGACAGTTTGATCGCAAGGATCGTAATTTTTATAAAGATTTAACAGACGAAGAACGTAAAAAGTTCAGCAACTATCTTATGATACGCTGGGGCAGTTCAGTTGAAGGATCACGAGAGCTACAAGAGTTTTATCTCATTGCCACCAATGAACGTTTTAATAAACATTTCTTTGCAATGAGCCGGCACCCGGAACTGCAATGGTTGTGTGCCACCACTGTTAGCCCTGACATGGGCACACCCAGACATACCTGGATTGCTCCTAAGAAGAAAGAACCCGGTGCTAGTAGTATACGCAAACAGTTGGCAGAACTGTATCCGCATTTAAAAGATGATGACATTGCAGTGCTGGCATCAATTACAACAAAAAAAGAGATTGATGAGCACTTGAAGTTATCAGGGCAAGACGTTAAAAAATGAGTTACACCTGTCAGTATTGTCGGAAAGACTTTGTCAAGGAAACAAGCCTGACTGTGCATAGCTGTGAGCCACGCAGGCGTAGACAGGAACGTGCCGAACGTGGAGTAGAACTGGGTTTTCAAGCATACATTAAGTTCTACGAAATGACACAGGGCAGTGCCAAACTAAAAACATTTGATGACTTTGCTGACTCACCTTACTACCGAGCATTTGTGAAGTTTGGTCGCTACTGTGTGGCCATACGTGCCATTAACCCTGCACGTTTTATGGAATGGGTACTGAAACAAAACAAAAAGATTGATCACTGGTGCCGTGATGCTGTGTACACAGAATACTTGATATATTATTTGCAAGTAGAAAACATCAACGATGCCCTGGCTCGTGCAATGGAGTACGGTATTGACTGGGCAGAGAAAACAGGCAATCCTGCTCAGGATTGTTTGCGCTATGGTGGTACCAATGCCACAGTGTATGCAGTTACAACAGGACGCATCAGTCCTTGGGTAATTTATAATTCAGAGTCTGGGCAACGATTTTTAAGCACACTTGATGCTGGTCAGATTGCTATGGTATGGCCGTACATTGACTCGGATGTATGGCAGAAAAAGTTTACGGATTACTCTGCCGACCAAGAGTACGCTAAAGAAATATTAACGCAGGCAGGTTGGTAATGCATAACAAAATTCAAGATCCACATATCTGCATTGATTATTATCCCGGCAGCCACGGCAACTTTTTAGAGTTTGTTTGTAATAAGATTGCCGGGATCAAAACAGCAAAAACTAATCCTTTTGCTACCAATGGTGCTGCCCACTTTAAACAGTATGTGAAGCCGGAACAACAGGTGTTTTTTGCTGATCATTGGTTTACTAAAAAAAGCATACTACCCACTACAAAAATACTCAGCATCAGTTACTCTGCCGACGATGTGTTACCACTGACACAGATTAATTTTCTCAGATCAGGCCCGTATCAGTTTGACAGCAATATGTTAGAGAACAACACATATCAAAAATTAAACAACGAATACCTCAGGCCATTGTTGGATATGATCACTGCTGAATATTTTATTGATGAATCTCACCCAGATTGCCCAAGACACATTTTAAGAAACTTTTTTGAACGCAACATGGCACCGGGAATATTACGTGCTCAGCAATTCATGATATATGAAGAATACCAAGACGTATATAAATTCCCTTACGGCACCTTTTACAACAAAAATCAATTTGTCGAAGAACTCACAAAGGTTGCAGCCTGGGCCAATCTACAGTATAATGATTATGACAGCATTAGAAAATTACACAGTGAATTTTTAGTAAGACAGCCATACAAAGATTCAAAGCAAAAGTGCGATCAAGTGATTAACAACATACTGAACAAAATTGACGCAGGCCCCGATGCAATGAATTTGTTTGAAGAATCGTATGTCAACGCAGAACTAGTGAGACTTGGACATGAGCGCAGATATTGACATAGACTTTGCAGACCGCAGTCAACTGCTGGAGTTAATCCAGCACACGCCTGCACGTCAAACTGTGCAAGAACAAGTTCGTCGTCATAACTCTGGTGTGTATGTAACAGACATTCCACTGGATCCTGTGAATCGTTGTGCGGCTATAGACTATGAACAAGCAGAACAGTTGGGGTATTTTAAAATTGACTTTTTGAACATGAGTGTTTATCAGTTAATTACCGGCCCAGAACACTATGAAACAGCAGTCACCACAGAACCTACATGGACAAGACTGTGGCAAGAACCAGAGTGGGCAAAGCAGTTGGCACACGTGGGCAACTACACTGATTTATTAAAAGAAATGCGGCCAGATAGCATTCCTCGTATGGCAGCGTTTATCAGTATCATTCGTCCGGGCAAAGCACACTTACAACGGCAGCCTTGGGACGTGGTATTTGCAAGTGTTTGGGACGGTGATGACAGTCGAGGCTACACATTTAAGAAAAGCCACGCAATCTCTTACGCGGCGTTGGTGGCATTACACATGAACTTGCTCA